TGGTTTCGGGCAGCGAATGTTGGTGCAGAGAAATATTCCGGCATATCGCGGCGAGAATTGGCGCTCGTCGCGCATAGAAGGAGCTTGCGTATGAACTGGAAAGTATGGCTTCATTCACTTGCCGCCGCAGCAATCGGCGGTGCAGCGGCCGCAGTTGGCGCGGCCTACACGAGTCCGGACACATTCAACTTCTCAACCGCAGGACTCAAGCATCTTGGCGTGGTCGCGCTGTTCGGGGGTGGTGTTCCAGTGCTGGCGCTGCTCAAGCAGTCGCCGCTGCCGACGACATCTTCGCCGAGTTCGGGCTCGACTATGGTAAAGTCGATCGCGATCATCGGCGCATTCTTCGCGGCATCGCTGTTCATGGGTGCCTGGAGCTGCAATGCAACGACCAGCCTGCACAAGGCAGCCTCAGCGGCCGATGCGATCGGATCGAGTCTGCAGACGGCGCAGAGCATCAACGAAAGCGCGCTCACGTCGGGCATTGAAAGCACAGCCGAGCGCGATGCCATTAACAGCTATCTGGTGAGCGCGGCGCAGGCGAACGATGCGTTTGTTGCTGCGATCCAGTCAGCCGAGCAGTCGGGTGCAACGACTGTGCCGGCGGCCGGGGTGACTGCCTTCAGCACGCTGGTGGCGCAAGCCAACGCTCTCAATAGCGAGGGCGTGCTCAAGCTGAAAAGCACGCAAGCGCAGGCCGACTTCAAGATCGTCGTCGCTGCCATCCAGACGCAGCTGGCCGTGATTCAGGCGCTCATTCCGAGCGTCGGTCCGGCAACGCCGGTACCGGTGCCTCCGCCTTCGGCTGCGATGCCGGCGCCGGTCTGCGAGCCGGGATCGCCGTGCAAGCTGCACGGTAAGTTTGCCGCCTAACTGCTTTTCGCCGCGGAGCGCCGACTTAGGGGAGCGACGCTCCGCTTTTTTTTTTTCTGAAGAAGGAGATTTCGAGATGTTCACACTTGAAGAGATCATGCAACTGCTGCCGCTGGCTGTCGATGCCTTCGGCGAGGGTGCCGCGCTGGTCGCTAAGCTGCGCGGCCTGGCTGGACAAACCGATGCTCAGCTGCTGTCAGCTGCGTCCACTGCGGATCAGGCAGTCGAGAAACAAGCTGCCGCTGATACGGCCGCAGAATAATTAAAACAAGTGGCAAAGCGGCCCTGTCCTCGAGCCGGATGCCCTAACTTGGTCGACCGCGGATATTGCTCAGCTTGCGCTCCGCAGCACAGTCTGCAGGCGATCGCTGAACGGGCGCGGCCGAGTGCGCATAGGCGAGGGTACACGCGGCGCTGGAGTGAATACAGTCGAAACCGGCTGAAGCGGCATCCGCTGTGTGTTGGCTATCCGCATGGCGTTCATGGCGCGCGCTTTGTGCTGGCAACCGTGACGGATCATATCGAAGCAGCTGCAAAGGCTCCGCAGTTGTTTTGGGCGCCGAGTAATCACCAGTCGCTGTGCGACGACTGTAACAAGCGGAAGGCGATCGCAGAGGAGGGCGCGCTCGCCAAGGGGTAGGGGGCCTGAAATCCTTCGCGAAGCAGTCGCCGCAGACCGCCCCCAACCCGAAAAAATTTGTCCACACTAATAAAGTTTTCGGCTTGGTTCGTTACGAATTTAATCGACGTTTCAGTGACGCCGTAAGAGGCGCCGCAAACGCCGTACAGAGCGCTACAGCGCTTTGTTAGGGCGCAGATCTCCGCGCGAAAAGGGTAAAAAGCAATGAGGGGCCGTCCGCCAAAGCCGACAAAAATACTCGAGCTGAGCGGGGCCTATGCCAAAAATCCGCAACGCCGCCGCGCCAGGGCGGCTATTGAGCTCAAGGTCGATGGCGAACTCGGAGGACCCCCGCAGATCTGGATTGACAAGGCTGCGCACAGCCAGGAGAGCCTTGAGCTGCTCGGCATCTGGTACGAACTCGTCGAGCAGGCGCCGGCCGGAATCCTCACCAGCGCCGACCGGCTCTTCGTTGAATTGGCTTGCCGCTTGATGTATAAAGTGCGTTTTCGCAAGTCGACTGCTGGCGATTATGCGCAGTTGAATCGCTATCTCGAGCAGATCCGGCTCACGCCGAGCGGCCGCGCACGCGGCGCCGGCAGTGGAAGCGGGCAAGCGATACCGCAACGCGCTGTGAGCGAGAGCCGGTGGAGTCAGTGTTCTGCCTAGGAAACGGAGGGTCGACAAGGCAAAGCGTGAGAAGGCTGCCTATGCGACGCGGGCCACACAGTATGCGCGGGATGTAGTCGCCGGGCGCATTGTCGCCTGTAAGTGGGTGCGCTTCGCGTGCCAGCGTCATCTTGACGACCTGGTGAGGGCGCGCTCCGCGGAGTTTCGTTATAAGTTTGACCCGGTCCGCGCCGGGAACGTCTGCTACTTCATCGAGGGCCTGCCGCACGTCAAGGGGGAGTGGGCGATCGGCAGCCAGCCGCTGCACCTTGAGCCCTGGCAACTATTCCTCGTCTGCTCGATTTTCGGATGGATCTCAAAGGACAGCGGCTACCGCCGTTTCCAAGAGGCCGTCGTAATGGTCCCGCGTAAGAACGGAAAGACAGCGCTCGCCGCCGGCATCGGGCTGTATATGTTCGTGGCTGATGGCGAGCCTGGCTCGGAGGTCTACACCGGCGCCGCTACGAAGAAGCAGTCGAAAGAGGTCTTCGCTCCCGCTTCAAAAATGGCGCGCCGGGCCGCTGGCTTCAAGGAGTACTACCAGGTCGAGATCGGGAAGGAGACAATGTACATCCCCGACGAGGGGAGCAAATTTGAGATCGTGATCGGAAGCCCGGGCGATGGTCCGTCGCCGCACTGCTTCATTCACGATGAGTTTCACGAGCACCCGACGGCCGCCCAATACGACACGGCAAAGACGGGCATGATGGCGCGGCGACAGCCGCTGCAGCTAATCATCTCGACGGCTGGCGTGGATATTGAGAGTCCCTGCCACGAGCTGCAACTCGAGCTCGAGCGCGTTCTCGACGGGACAATCACAAACGATCGGCTTTTCGGGATTGTTTATACCGTCGACGATCCTGAGAAGTGGAGTACGCTTGAAGCCGCCCGAATCGCGAATCCGAATTACGGCGTCAGCGTTCTGTCCGACAATATCGAAGCCGCGCTTAACGTCGCGATTCAACGGGCCGCCAAGCAGAACGCTTACAAGTGCAAAAACCTCAACATCTGGGTCAATGCGCGCGATCCCTGGATGAACCCTGAGAAATGGAAGGCCTGTGGAGATAAGTCGCTGTCGCTTGATGAATTTCTGCATGAGCCATGCATCGAGGGTTACGATCTCGGCGCGCGCATCGATCTTACGTCGCGCTGCAAGGTGTTCCAGCGCTGGGTTGACGGGAAGCGTCACTATTTCGTTTTCGGTCGGCACTATGTGCCTATCGATCGCGCGAACGATGGCGAGCATCAGCACTACGAGCGCTGGCTTGCCGATGGTCACATGGTGGGCCACAAGGGCCCGGAAATTCAGCTCGCCTTCGTGCAGGGAGAAGTCGAGAAGGACATCGAGCGGTTCAACTATTCGCGGCTCGGCTTCGATCCGCACCAGGCGCTCCAGATGCAGCAGGAACTCCAGCTCCGGCTCGGTCTCGACGAGCAGAAGCAGGACAAAGTTGTCAGCATTCCGCAGACCTGGAAATATCTCGATCCCGCGATGAAGGAGATCGAGGCGGCTGTCTTTTCCGGCCGGCTGCATCACGACGGAGATCCGGTTCTGACCTGGGCGATCGGCAACGTGGTCGTGAAGCCGGACGCAAACGAGAACGTCTTTCCACGCAAGGAAAGCAACCGGATCAGCAAGATCGATCCGGCCAGCGCGCTGTTCAACGCGATGTATCTGGCGCTCTCGGCGCCGCCCAAAAAGACTTCGGTCTATGCCACGCGAGGACTCCTGGCCCTATGAAGAAGATTGACCTCGCAGATGTGCTTCTGATCGCAGGCCTCGCTCTGCTGCTCGTCGGCATCGCGCATTTCAGTTTCGCTCTTGCCGAAATCGTGGCGGGCCTCTTCTGCCTGCTCTTTGTTGTGCTGATTCAACGCGGACGCTCAAACGAGCGTAAGGCTGGAGCCTGATGGGCCTTCTAACTCGCTCTCTGGGGATCCAGAATTTTACGCTCGAAGATCCTGCGCAGCCGCTGCTTCCCTACTCGGCGCTGATCGAATCTCTCGGCATGGGCCGGTCCGACGCCGGCGTCATGGTCAACGAAAAGCAGGCGCTGCGGATCACGACCGCGTATGCCTGCATCATGATCATTTCGTCGGACCTGGCGGCGCTGCCGCTTCCGGTCCTGCAACGTCTTCCGGATGGGACCGTCAGGGAGGCGACCGAGCATCCGATCTACGACCTGCTGCAGAACGAGCCGAACTGGAACATGAGCAGTATTGTTTTCCGCGCGGCCATGCTGGCCTGCGTGCTCGGCTGGGGAAACAGCTATTCGTTCATCCAGCGCGATGGCGCAAATCGCACGCGACAGCTCATTCCGCTGCCTTCGGAGCGGACAAGCCCGGTGCTTCTTCCCTACAAGGACGCGCAGGGGCTCACGAAGCGCAAGCTCATGTACGCGACGACTGCGACGGAAAACGGCCTGGCGCAGTATATCGACCCGGACAACGTGCTGCATATTCCGGCGCTCTGTTTCGACGGATATGTCGGCATGTCGCCGATCCAGACCTGCAAGAACGCTTTCGGCATTGCGATCGCGTCGGAGAAGTTTGCAGCTCAGCTTTTCGGGAACGGTGCCAAAGCCTCCGGAGTGCTTTCGCATCCGGGCCAGCTCGGGACAGAGGCCCTCGAGAACCTGAAGAAGTCGATCCGCGAAGTGATCACCGGAGAGAATGCCCTGCGCCCTCTGGTGCTGGAAGAGGGCATGACGTGGAACCAGCTCACGATCAATCCCAACGACGCGCAGTTCCTCGAGACGCGCAAATTTCAGAGGGAAGAGATCGCCGCGCTCTATCGCGTGCCGATGCACCTGTTGCAGTCGCTTGAGCGGGCGACGAATAACAACATCGAGCACCAATCGCTTGACTACATCCGCTATTGCCTCCGGCCGTGGGCGGTACGCATCGAGCAGGAGATCAATCGCAAGCTTCTCAGCGGCCCATATTTTTGCGAGCACGACTTCAACGCTTTCCAGCGCGGCGACTATGCCTCGCAGGTTCAGGGCATGATGCAGCTTCGCCTGGGCGGCGTTTTCAACGCGAATGACTGCTTCAAGCAGCTGCGCATGAACCCGATCCCCGACGACGAAGGCGGAAATGTCCGCTTTGCGCCGCCGAATGTTGTGCCCTTGACGCAGTTGGTCGAAGAGGCCGCCGGCGACAAGCCGGTTCAGGACCCGGAGACATCCACCGATACTGCCGAGGGCGAAACGATCACCGACGGGCGCCAGTATCGCATCGTGAACGCCTTTCGCAGGCTCTTCAGGGACGCGGTCGGGCGCATTACGCACCGCCAGAAGCGCGACGAGATGTTCGCTTATCGGGCGCTTCAGCCGGCCATCGCCGCAATGGCAGAGTCAGTGATGGCCTTCTTCTATGTGCCAGATGAGGAGATGAAGAAAAGTGCCGAAGTTGAATCTTCCCGTATCGCCAAGGAGCTTGCGGCCACGTCCGCTCAATGGTCAGCGGATCAGGCTGCAACCATCGCCACAATCATCGCCAACCAGGCCTACACCGCGCTCTATCGGGCGCTGATCGGATAATCTATGAAATTCAAGGCCCGCAAGCCCACATTTCGTGCCGCTCTCCAGTCGGATGGCTCGCTCGAGCTTCTCGTGTACGAGGATATCGGCGAGAACTGGTGGGGCGGCGGCGTTACCGCCAAGACAGTGAAAGAGCAGATCGACCAGGCCGGTCCGCACACCAGTCTCGCAGTGCGCATCAATTCTCCGGGTGGAGATGCCTTCGAGGGCATCGCAATCCATAACCTGCTGCGGGCGCAGAACAAACCGGTGAATGTGTTCGTCGACGGGATTGCGGCTTCGGCCGCGAGCATTATCGCCATGGCCGGCGATACGCGCACCATGGGCTCGAACGCCATGATGATGATCCACAATGCCTGGTCGAGCTGCATCGGCTACGCCGAGGACATGCGCAAGATGGCCGACACGCTCGACAAGGTATCCGGAGCCGTGGCGCAGACGTACATCGATCGCGCCGGGCTGAGCCAGGACGAAGTGAAGTCGCTGATGGATGCCGAGAGCTGGTTGAGCGCAAAGGAGTGTGTCTCCAACGGGCTCGCCACGACGATCGCGGAGGCCGACGATGACGACGCGCTGGCTCTTGCCCGAACTTTCAAGTCTCTCGCACGGTTGAAGAACGTGCCGGAGAAGTTGCGGAACGATGAGGCCGACGGCGATCCATGCGACTGCCTCTGTGATCAGTGTCAGAACGGCAATTGCGACGGCTGCGATTGCGACGGTTGCGATGCTGAGAACTGTGGCGCCGAGGACTGCGAATGCGCGGGTCACGCGGACGTCGATAACTCGATCAGGGCGGAGAAGAAGACCAAGCGCGTCGACGGCGAGGACCTGCCCATGCAGAACTTCGCCTACCAGGGCGGCGATGAGCCTAAAGACTGGCACCTGCCGATTAAGTTTTCGACAGAGGAAAAAACGAAGAGACATATCCGCAATGCCATTTCTCGCTGGTCGCAGACGGACATGCCGAACGCAGCCGAGAAGGACAAGGCCCGGGCTCGCATCAAGGCCGCGGCCAAGGCACACGACATCGACATCGACGAGGGCAGTCTCAACAGCGTCGACCTGAGCGCGTTTGAGGTGGAACTCGAGCTTATCGAGCGCAACGGAGAGACATGGAGCGCAGCTAGAAGGTCGAACAGCGCCGTAGTTGGCGGCTAAACCAAACAGTTCAAGCAGGCCTCCGCACAACTGCCTGGCAACAGGCGACGGGGGACCTGTGCGCGATGCAACCAGCGCCAGGGCGCAGGCGGGCACGCAACTCGGTAATACCGGAGAAACGAACATGAGTGCAAAGGAATCGCGTGACAAGCGGGCCCGGCTCGCTACGCAGATGCGCGCCCTTCTGGACACGGTCAAGGCGGAAAGCCGCGGCCTGAACACCGAAGAGCGCACGCGCTGGAACAAGATGACCGATGAGATCGACAGCATCGACGCCTTGCTTGCAGCAGAAGAGAAGATCACGACCATCGAAACGTCGCTCGGCAAGATCGACGAGGTCGATATCGTGCCGGCATTCGCGGAAGTTGCTGCCAGCCGCAGCGGCCGCACGCGCAAGCCGGACAACAGCCCGCATGCGCACGCCTTCAGGAAATGGGCGCGTCATGGGATGGAAGCGCTCGACGGCGACGAGCAGAAGCTGATGCGCTCGCGGTTCGTGAGCAACACGAACTCCGGCATCCAGAACGCCCAGACCATCACGACCACCGGCGGCGGCTACCTGATCCCGCAGGGATTCAGCTACAAGCTGGAAGAGGCGCTCAAGTGGTATGGCGGGATCCTCGGCGAAGTCGATGTCTTCGAGACCGAGACCGGTCAACCGCTGCCCTGGCCGACCGACAACGATACTGCGAATTATGGCCGCATCCTGGCCATCAATACGCAGGTCACGGAGACGGACATCACCTTCGGTCAGGTGACGTTCAACGCCTATATCGGTTCAAGCGACATCATCCTGGTGCCTCTTGCGCTGATCGAGGACGCCTTCTTCGACATGGACAGCTACCTGGCGCGCAAGCTCGGCACGCGCCTCGGCCGTCAGGTCAACCACTACGGCACGGTGGGCACCGGCACCAATCAGCCGACCGGCCTGCAGACGGCGGTTATCGCCGCCGGCAACACGACGCAGGGTGCGACGGGCGAGACCACGAGCGTTGTCTACAACGACCTGGTTACCCTGTATCACCTGGTCGATCCCGCTTACCGCGAGATGCCGGGCTGCAAGTGGACTCTGGCCGATTCCAGCCTCAAGGTGATTAAGAAGCTGGTCGATGGCCAGAATCGTCCGCTATGGCAACCGGGCATCACCGCAGGCTTCGGCGGACCCTTCCCGGCGACCATCCTGGACAAGCCTTATGTGCTCAACCAGGACATGCCGGTCATGGCCGCGAGCGCCTACTCGATCCTCTTCGGAGACCTTTCGCGCTACAAAGTGCGCATCGTTTCCGCAGGCGGCAACACCGTGTCCGACAACGCCGGCAAGGTCGCCGGTGGCGTCACTATGATGCGGTTGGTCGAGCGCTATGCCGATTACCTGCAGGTAGGCTTTACCGGCTTCCTGCGCTATGACGGGAACTTGATCGACGCGGGCACTCATCCGATCGCCGCGTTCCAGAACTCCGCCTCCTAGTCCTAACCGCTGCAGAAGAGGCGGTCCTTGTGGCCGCCTCTTGCGTTCTGTTCGAAGGAGAAACTCCATGACTCAGAGTTATTCATCGCCGACAGGCAATGCCGGCATTGCCGTGCCGAGCACTGGCTGTCCGGACTACGAGCCCGGCAACGCAATCGGTCTGCTCTCTGCCGCCGTGAACCAGCTGGATTCCACGCTCTTCGGCATCACCAAATACACCGCTGCCGGCGCCATCGCTTTCGGCAATGGAGGTTCGGGGATCGTAGTGCTCAAGGCTGGATCCGCGGCCGCGATGACTCTGGCCGCGCCTACCGCAGGCCTGCCGTCAGCTGGCGGCCAGGACGGCACTCGTCTCGTCATCTGCGCCGAGGATGCCTACGCCTACACCGTGACTACACCGTCCAACAGCATCAACGGCTCAAAGCATATTGCCACCTTT